GGACGCTCACAGGGAAGATAGTGGTATCGGATAGTCCGTCTTGCGCTCTCACTTCGGAGAGTGTGCAGTATCGTCCTCCAACTACTTCGACACGAGTTCTAATAGTGGTGGTAAGCCCTGCGACGTTACCCGTCCACGCTACTGTTAGTACATCACAGTCTGTTTGGACTGCAAGACTAAATGAGTAGGTTCCTACTGCTACGGAGGTTGCCGTACCGCTAGTGACTGCGGTTCCGTCTTCTCTGGTGACAGCAACGGTTACAGCACCAGCAGCAGAAGTTAGTACTCCGTCTACATAGAAATATCCGTAGAGTAATGTACCACTACCCTGATTTATTCTGCCTGTAATCATTGTCCACCTTCAATCTGTTTTATTCCGCCAGCACCGTCTACGGTTGCTGTGGTACGGCCTGCGCCATCTATCTGTCTTATGCCGCCTGAACCTTCATACCAGCGTCCAGTAGCGTTTGTGTTGGGGTTTATTCCCGATACAGCTGTAACATTATCAACAGATGTCGTGATAGTCCTAAGCAATCCTAAAGCTCTAGAGACAACGGGCACAGCAGCAATATTTGTAGTAATGCTTCTAAGGTAACTGACAATCCGTGAGGGAGCAGCAGCAGTGCTAGTTACGCTCACCGTAGGTATTGTCCGCAAGTATCCTACATTCCTTGTAGGAGCAGCAGCACTAGCGACAACAGACGTAGTTACAGTTGCACTACTAGCAATAATAGAAACAACAGTTAACGTATTTCCAGTTAGTGCGTGTGCATACATTTCTTCAGTAACACGGTTTGTGCTGTTTACAATGTCGTCTGTTACAAGACTAATATGCGTATTACCAGTTTTGTTAATACTTGTGAGCATTGCAGCAGTACTGACCATATCGTAGGCAGTCGTATTTACCCAGACACTAGGCCCATATGTTGCTAAAAGTGTTTGAGCGGAAGCAGCAGCACTACCAAACCACCAATGGTTATTATTATAGCCACGCGTATTGATTGGAGCAGTAGTCCCATAAAAGCGGGCTTGTAATGTAGCGTTAGCAGGAACAGCAGTAGTAGGAGAAACAATGCTTATAGCGTTTGATGCCACTATCTTCAATGTTGCACTGACTATTGAAGCGCTAGAACCAAGCGAAGATGTATCAAAACTTAGAACGCTTTCAGAAATTGCAGTCGCATAGCTACTGCCAACGACACCAGCACCACCAGTAACAGCAAAAGGGTTTTGAGAAAGTGCGCCACCACTAGATATAGCAAAAGCTGCTTGATGCCCTGCTCTTGCTGTAGCAAGAGTGAACGCAGTCCCATATGTAGGCTGTGTACTAAGCCAGTCAGCATTGTTGTATTGGTCAGAAACGCCAACACCATTACAACCGTAAGTAGCGTCGGTATAAACTGTATGTGATTCTGCTGTAGCGGTACCAGAAAAGGCTCCAGTAACAGTGTTTGCTGCGCCAGTAATCGAAATGACATTACAAAGCAACAATGGAGCATTATCAAATCCGGGTCCATACGTTATAGCAGCAGGAGTAGCACTAGAAGCAAACGACGTAGCAGCTTGTATTAACTGTATACGTTGTCCTGAACCAGCAAAGTGGAACATTTGTATACTCCACCTGTTTGCTCCAGCGGCAGTAGCAAAAGTAAACGCACCTCTGTCTCCGATTACGCCAGTAGAACGGTAGTACCATACTTCCATTCGACGGCTTGACGCAGTTCCACCAGCGGTAAGTTGTGTCCATCCTGCAGGGTTTGCGCTAGTAGCATTATTATCAACTCTAGAAATAACTGCTACGAGCATATCTCCAGAAGTTGGAGTTGCACTAAAAGCAGTTGATACCATAGAGGTACCAGTTCCAGTTGCTGTTGTAGATTGAGAAACGCTAGCAGCAGTAGTAAAAGGTCTTGCATAACCTAAAGCGAGCGTGCTGTTTGAAGGTTGTTGTGCGTATGCTAAAGCACTTGTGCTAAAAACTGTAGTTGGCATTACAAACCTCCAATAACTCCTAACAAAACTGCAAGTGGATTAAGAGTCCACCTTGTCCCATCAGCATGAACTTCTATACCTTCAATATCTGGTATGGCAATTGGAAAACCTACCAACTCTAAAGGCCACAATAATGTTCCACCACTACCGTAGAATCTTACTGTTGGCCCATCTATTTCAACTGTTGTCAAAGTTAAGCCGTCATATTGTATTGGCATTTCTAAAGACAACCAGACTGGAGCTTTTGCTAAAGTAAGGGCTTCAGAACGTTCAATCTCAGTTAGTGATGTGTCTTCTTCAATTGCCCAAATCTCTTGGACAATGCTCATGTTTACGCTACCGCACTAGTGAACTGGATGTTAAAGGTAAATTGGATGGTGTCGTTTACCTGAACAGCAATGCTTGTCCCTAGGACTGCTCTTACATACAGAGTTCCAGACGTTGCAGCCGTAAATAGGCCACATTCTGTAATAGTTTTTGTGCCATTGCTGGTTAATGTCCCGACGACAGTTTGCGTATCGTTCGTAGTAGTGGTAGTAGTTTGGGTGTCTGCACCAGTTACACGAGCGTATGCTGGCGAACCGGCACTGTCTTCCGTGGCTAACGTAGTGTCACCGAGGGTGACGCTAGTACTTCCCGTTCCCCACCCTATGTGGTGCGGCACTGCAGTGGCAGTACCAATAAGTCGTGATGTAATAATTCCCTTGCCTGTATTTACTAGTGCTGTTGATGCTGGCATATCAATCTCTCCTCTTTAACGGGGTTACCGTTTCTGGTGTATTATCGCTCTCAGCGACAACACCTAAATCTTCTATGGTCCCGTCGGAGCGCACTATGATGGCGCTAACGGTTATCTTAGGTTCTAACTTCATATCAGCCATTTGGCCCTCCAATCAGGCAAAGTCTTACTAGGGTACTCTAGAATCGTTTCTAAGGCCCCTGTGTGCCCCGTGAAGGGCCATAAATGTGAAAGTGGGGTAAACCCCCTACTCCGACTTTACAGGTCGGGTAGGGGGCCTACAGCCCGTCTAATAACTAACTGCCATAAGCAGCGAGAGACTAGGTGTGCTTAAGTACGTAGATTCCATTCGAGTCAACGACCGAAGAGTCAACACGCATAACAAAACGGAAGGTAACAAGGTCCGTGTTGAACGCATAGTCCTCAGAACGAGCGACTTGAACGCCACCCGCCATACGGACATAGAACGCACGAGGGTCACCAAAGACAACAGACTTCGCAGTCGTTGCAATAGCAGCCACGTTCGGGTCAGTAAATACTGGCCGTCCGAGGATTGTGTCAGGAGTACCAAGCGCAAGACCCGGCTGCCAGATGTAGGCAGACGTAGAGTCCTTAAGCTTACGAACCGCTTTGAGGGTGCTGTCCTTCATAAGGAAAGCGCCGTTGTTGCGGTACGCAGTTGCTGGAGCGTGGTACAGGTCGATAAGGTCATCAGCGATGATGGTAATTGAACCCGCTGCTGCAACCGAAGTCGCACCAGTGACAATTCCAGCAGGCTGAGCCGAACCAGTACCCGTAACGAGGTAACCGCCAACGCCATTAGCGAGAGCGACACCAGACTGACGAGCAAGGAAATCAACAATGTCGATACCCGAGTCCGCAAGAAGCTCATTGCTCACCTGAATTAGGTGGGCAAATTTGTACGCACCGAGAGTCACACGGTCAAAGGCAGGCTCTGACGCACTAATGGCTGAAGTCTCAGAAACGAGAGCAGCAGTTGAGAACGAAGTCTGCTTTGGAATCTGAAGGTTCTCTCCACTAGAGGTGTTAAGAACTGTCGGACCCATTGCAAGAACATTCGAGTTCTCAACAAAGTACTCAACAAGCTGGCCGTAGAATGAAGTCGGTACAACCGACCCACCTGAACCAACCTTGGTTACGGAACGGAACTCAGCATTGCGCTGCTCTCCGCTAAGAAGACTACGAAGCACAGCCTCGTCGCCGTTGTCACGAACCTCAGCAACCTGAGTGGCTGCAGGACGCAGACCCTCAAACTTTGCACGAGCCTCATCTGACTTTTGGTCTCTTTCAGCACGCTCTACGAGGGAATTGATGCGTGAGTCAAGCCCGTCGATAGCAGCGTCAAGACGCTCTACCTTCTGGGTGTCCTCACCATTGAGGCCATCGGCCCCAGCGGTCTCAAGGACTGAACGCATCTCCTCGACAGCGTGGCGACGCTCAGAAAAGAGCGCCTCTACATTGTCATAAGACATATTATTTCTCCTAATGTGTTTTGATACTCACACCACTACACGTTGGTAGAGTGTGGCAAGAACCGATAACCTTTTGATTATCGGGTATAGCAATACGGGTGGTGGCTACCGGCCCGTGATACGAAGACGTAAAGCCATTTCTTTAGCTTTAGCGTCTCGAAGGAGGCGTGATGCTTCTTGAGAAGAAAGGTGAACAGTGTTCGGCCCCTCTTTCTCAGCATCAGCAACCACCAGAGCTTTATCGACCTCATCAGAACTACCACGCTGTTCGGGTACTTCCATCGGGTCTTCGTCTATAACAATTTCTTCGGGCATGTCCTCAGCGGGCATGTCGTGTGCGATATACGTCTCAATGACATCTAACGCTTCGTCTGCGATTACATAGTCAGCAAACGTATGAGACTCTGCATCACAATATTCAACAAGAGTGTCCAATGCTGCTTTTACTATTACCTTCTGGGTAGGCGTAGGAGCCTCGCCCATAATGTAGGCACGAAGTTCTCCAGCAGCACCAGCATCCACCAGCGTACCGATATCTGTATTAGACATCTTTGCTAGTGAACGTAGAGCGCTAGACGCTTCCGTATATGCAGGATAAGTGACAGGACTAACATCGTAGAGAGCGACTTCCACTAGAGTACGCAACGGATAATCGTCTGCTGTAACTCCCCAACTGTCACGGATGACACGAAACCCGAACGAAGATTGGCTAATATCGCCACGACGCATAGATTCTGCAAGGTCTCTAGCCTGCTGTGTGTCAGGTAAATCTACCTCGTAGGCAAGACCTTTACCGTCTTCTACCATACGAAGTGTTCCAGCCTTGTTGCGACCTAACACAAAGTTAGGGTCATGGTTAAATAAAGCTCTAACGTCGGCTTCAAGGATAGTTTTCTTGAAAGCACCGGGCGCTACTTGCTCTACAAACCCACCAAGATTTTGGCTAAGGCTGTTAAAAACTGACGCATAACCTACAATGGTTGTACCATTTGCGGCTGCACGTACTTCAAATTCGTTTGTAATAGTTCTACGTTCTACGTTACTCATGGTGTTCCTCCTTGCGGGGTTCCTGCAGTCATGTTGAGGGGTTTCAGATATACGTCCCCGCCATCTACTGGAGCACGGTCTTCCATAGCCCGTACCTCGTTAACTGAAAGCCACCCATTTCCTAGAGCACTGGCATAAGCGTCATACCTAGCGCCAGTGTTTCCTCGCATCAAACCGTCAAGGTTAAACTTGATGAAATAGCCATCCGAATAACCCGGCAGAAGCCTTTGTAAAGATGCTTCAACACGTTCCAGCCACGGAGAAAGAGTCCAACGGACAAAGCCAATAGACTGTTCTTCTAGACCGCTACCCCACGAAGTGCTATTGCTACTATCGTTGAGAAGGTGAGAAGGCACACCATAGAGTCTGCATACTTCTTGTATCTGGAACTGTCTAGTTTCCAAGAACTGTGACTGCTCTGGAGTGAGAGTAATAGGGTCATAAGTCATTCCCGCTGTTAGAACAGCAAGACCAGAAGACTTCTGAGTACCACGATGGTAACTATCCCACGACATTTTGAGAGCATCAACTGCTTCTTGTGAAATGTCTCCAGCTTCTTTCGGGATAGTGATAACACCACCCGGCGTTGAACCGTTCTGGTAGAAACGTCCCGCCTGCTCTTGAGCAGAAAGGCCAACACCAAAAACGTCCATAGCGGACTGTAAAGGAGATAGGCCATAAAGACTGCCGGGAATACGAATCCCCGGAATGTGGCATATTTCTTGGTCATCTAAAACGACACTGACTTGTCTGCCACTCATCTCGGTGTTAGTTACCGTATACCGAAGTTTACGGTTCTCATCACGAGAAATCTGTACGTTATTAGGGTGTACAGGCCACAGTTCTAACACGTTGCCATCACTGTCACGGGGTGTAAGCAAATATGCGTTACCGTGAAGGAGGAGACTAGAGAACACTTGGTCGAACATACCTACCCGAGTCATCTCAGGGTTGGGTTGGTCTAGCCAAGGTTGGCGTGGAGCAGGGAAACGAGTCCCATTCTTACGAACATAAAGTCCGACAGGTAAGGTTGCACAGTTATCAGTGATAATACGAACGCAACCGTACACAGCAGAAAGCCTTAAAGCGGTCTGCTCTGATACTACTTCTCCAGTACTACCTTTGGCGTTAATGTTAAAGTCTGCACCGCTACCCCAAACGCTCTGGTAACTGAGACTTCTTTCCTCTGATTCTTCTCGGCCAAATAGCCTATTGAATATTGTTGCCATAAATATGTCCTTCTTCCTGAAATTCAGCACTCATTGGTGCTACTTAGATTTGTCGTAGGCATTAGCAATAAAGACAGTGCCAGCACCTATCACATAAAGTTGCACCCAAGGTGGCGAAATGACTATCGCACCAACCATCAAACTAAGTCCTGCTAATTCTAGAAGTAAGACAAAAATACGTTTCATGGGACCTCCCCAATTAGAGATTGATGATGCGGGGAATAACTACCCTTGGTTCTTCCCACGCAATCGCACGAGAGTAAGCAATGACAGCAGCAACCGCAAGGTCAATCTTGCGTTCAGATGATTTAGTAGACTTAGTAATACGAGCACCACGAGCATCCTCTTTGAGAATGCAGTTAGCAAAATGTCTAGTAAGAGCAGCATCCCCATTATGGGAAAGTTTGCCATCACGGACAGCATCATAGAAAGCCTGAGTAGCAGGAGCCATACGGCCAATACTGTTCGTAGGGAACT